TCACCCAGTTCCAATAACCCATAATATCTATCGAGTCCACGTTCGTCGTAATAAAGTCTAATCTCAACTTCTTTGTTCTCCTTACTTAAACGTGATTTATGAGTCTTTGCTTTGATAACATTTCCAATGACATCTTTACCGTCTTTTTCTTTTTTCTTGGAGAGGTAGATGATAGTAGATGCTGCATACTTGAGACCGCTGCCTCCTCCCATTTCTTTAGTTGGGAAGTAAGATCCGATAACGTCATAGGTGTGATTGGTAACTATAAGTGGAATGTTTGCTTGACCAAGTTTGAGTGTGAGCATACGGAATGCACCTTTGACAAGTTGTGATTTGGTCATGTCACGAACTTGTTTATCATCTAATGCATCCTTAATCTCTTTCTCTGTTGAAAGCATTCCCAAAGAGTCTAACACAAACATACAAGGTTTGCGATCTTCTTCAGTTGTCTTTAAGTATATATCTACGGCCTTGAGTGCCTTACTACGAAACTCTTCAATTGTTACAACATTCACAACAACCAACCGTGTCGTATCAATTCCACGAGACTCCAATAATCCTTTATTGACGGCTGCTTCAGTGTCAAAATAGAGACAATACCCATCAGGGTTAGTGTCCAGAAAGTTCTTGACAACAGCAAGCGAGAAATAAGTTTTACCAGTGCTCGACTCACCAGCAATGGCAGTAATACGATTGCTGCTAACCCCGCCAAAAATAGACCCACTAATGAGTCCATTAAAGATGAACGATCCGGTGTCAATGAATCTTTCAGTTTCATCAATGTCTGACGCAATTTGCGTGTATTCATCTCCTATCTCTTTTACTATTTCTTTTAAAAAATCCATACTATTCCTTAATGTCGTATTCAATAGTTACTGTTTTAGATGACTTACCCATACTATTTCCATAGGTGCTGTAAGTAATCTTACCTTTGAGTTGTTTTGCAATATCATCAAGTTTTTGCAAAAGTTCTTCTTCTTTCATTATATCACCATGTTGTGTTGTTCACGAAGAATCCTTTTATATGGCCCTCCGGGATTTGCATCCATCACTTCTTGAACCAGTTTCATCTTCTCATATAAATCACCACATTTATTTTCACTCTTTCGACATTTCCATAGTGCAGTGACTATGTAGTCAAACTCTTGCTTGTCAATAGGTAGATCCATTACGAAAAGAATAATTCAAGGTTAACAGTTTTTTCAACATTCCACCCAATCGCATCAAGTATTGCCTTGAGTGGTTCTACGAAACTCTTCTCAAATTGTAGATCATAATCTATGTACTTGTCAAGTCCAAGTTCGTTTGGAAAGTCTTGAATGAAAGATATTACATTCTCACGAATGATGTTTGGTTTCTTGAGATATATGAATTTAATCTTCTCACCATTACCAATCAATGAATACTTACGATCAAGTTTATTCTTCTTGATATAGTGGTTAAAAAGAAGTGCACCGCGACAATGTATTGGTGTACCCTTAACATAGATGTCAGTGTAGTTGTAATACTTTTTGACATTTGATACAGTGCGAGGAAATGCAATTTCTTCTGGTGGAAGTGTCTTGAACTTTGCACGACAATCATCAATGAATTTAATTACATCTTCTTCTGTACCATTCATCATCAACTTGAGTCCATCCTTAATCATGGTGCGACAAGGTGCAGGAGTTGATGACTTCACTGCTTCAATACCCATCATCTTGAGTTTAGGTTCTTCATAACGAACACCCTCACTGTCCCATACATTTAAAATATATCTTTTCTTTGCTGTCCAGATGCCACGCTCTGCGATATTCTCTCGCTTCATAAACATCTTTTGGTCATAAGCATTTACATACGCGGCCAACGCTTCGTAAGAACTCGAAATATACTTCTCAAATTCCATCTCACAGATCTTATTAAGGAACGAAACAACGCTTTCATTAGTTTTCTCTCTCCCTTCGTATACAGCATCAACCAAAGGGCCCAAGTTAAGGTAGATACTATCAGTATCACTGGCAATAACATAATCAACATCCTCCGTTTTTAAAATTTGATTGATCTTTTGATTCATTTTATTTTCAATCCAACGGATCGAAACCTGACCCGAAAGAGTGATTGCTTCGGCATTCGCTAATTTATAATAACGAAAGTACTGATTGCCGATAGCACCATAAGCAGAATTAAGTTGTATCTTCCTCGCCATTTGAATATTGTTGCACCTCGATATTTCCTTTTCAAGTGCTTTTGTTTTAGTCTTTTCATACTGTTGCTTCGCCTCCAACATTTTTCTTTTATAGATGGTTCGATCTTTATAGATCTTTTCCATCAACTCTGGTAAGAATCCACGAATATCTTTTCGATACATTGCTCCGTTCGCACAGATAGCATTATCTTTATACATCTCAAATGTAACTTCTTGATTTAAAATTTTATCAACTCCAGAATATGGATGTCTTGTATCAAGTAAAGTTTCGGGTGAGATATTATACTGCATAATTAAATGCGGATATAGAGAGTTAAGGTCAAAAGAAACAACCCAATCATACTTTCCGGGAATCGGTTCTTTTACATATGCACCTTCATACTTTTCTGACTTACTTGACCTCTCTCTAGGTGGTATAACAATATTTCTTTTCTTGAGGTAATTGTAGATAATTGTATCCCACATACGAACCTGTGAGAATACATCAACATAGTTTGCCTTTGCATCATAAGCCATTGTGATTGCAAGTTCAATCAACTTCATCTTGTCTTCCAGACGGTCAACAAGTTCCACATCAATAATGTTATATTCTACAAACTTCTGCCATCCTTTTGTGTAGAAATCTTTGAATGTATCATACTCACTATGATCTAACTTCTGTTGACCAAGTTCAACTTTTGCAATGTAATCTAATCGATAAGATTCTTGTGCCTTATATGTAAACTTCTTGTAGAGATTAAGATAATCAAGTTGAGTTATACCACCAACATCATATGCAATATGCTTACGACCTGATATATAAATTTCATCTTCAGTTACAAGGCCCCAAGGTGAAAGTCTTTTCATCAACTTTTCACCAAGAACTTTTTCCAATCTACGAGATAGATATGGAATATCATAAAGTTCAATGTTCCAACCTGTAATAACTTCTGGTGTATTCTCTTCTACCATCCACCAATTAATAAAGGCATTTAGAAGTTCATACTCTGAATTGAATGACTTGTAAATGACATTATCCTGTTTATTATTGAATTCTCCCTGACCCCAAGTGCGAATCTGTTTTGTATTGTAATCTTGTATGGATATAAGTAATATTTCTTCTGCAGCAGATTCTACATCAGGGAAACCATTCTCCGATTTAACCTCTATGTCGAGAGTGGTTAATTTAATTTTGTTTATATCAAACTTGATTTCTGGTTCGGGATACATCTCTGAGATGTATTGATAGATGTACCTATCATTCCCATATATCTTAAAGTTTTCTATCTCCGCATACTTCTTAAAAAAGTCACGACAATCACGAACTGAACCGGGATTGATGGACTCTACATACTCACCTGTGAGTGTTTTATATTTGGTTTTTCTTTTTGAAGAGACGAATAATGTAGGTGAAAAAGTCTCTCGTGTCATGAAATGTTTTCCATTTTCATAACCACGAACTAAAAAATTATTTCCAACTAATTGAACATTAGTATAAAATCTCATCAGGCAATCAAATCAACATACTCAGATAGTATAGCAGCAGTTGGGGTAACTATGGTAAGAATACTATCAGAATGTATCATCATTTCATTTTGTGAAGTAAAGTCTAACCATGTTTCTAACTTATATTCATCAGATGACACAACCATCTTAAATGGTTTGATTAACTTGCAATCAGGGCCACCAAGTTCTGTATCAACCTCCATGATCTGTGATATGATGATATCACCATTCTTAAGTAATAGACATTTAATAATCTGATCCATTCACCTTCTCCTCATACATTTTCTTGACACTATCTATTGGTTCAACCAATGCGACCACCTGATTAACAGCTACTGGAACATCATCCTCATCACTTACAATAATCCATTTTGCTAATGTAATCTCAACAGATGTCTGTGGGTCTTTCTCTTCAGTAAGATAAACAGGTGAGTTGACTATTAACTTATGTGGTTGTTTAAACAGGTATGCGATTGGTCTATCTTCAGATACAATCTCTTTCATTTTTGCAATGATTTGATCACCTGATTGTAGAACTGCAACTTTAATTGACATGTCTAGTAATAATAATATGGTAGATTCCTATAGCCGCTAATCCTGAATCTACCAAAGGGGATCACCGCAGCCAGTATTTCTCTGACCTTTTTATTATATCACAAACTACAAATTCGTCAAGCAAATATAAATGAACTAATTGATGGTGTGCAGATAAGGTATATTCCGATAATTGCGATGAAGGCAGCGTGATTCATGTGAATAAGTATTTTTACTTATTTATAATCTTACCAATTGTAAACGATTTGTAACCACATGCATCAATTGTATCATGTGCATCTTCTTCAGCATGTTCTGGAACCACAATACAATACCCAATACCCATATTAAATGTTTTTATCATTTCTGAGTGTGATATGTCACCTGCTTTCATAATATCATTAAAAATTTTTGGATAAGTCCACAAATCATAATCAATATCTGCTAGTAATCCATCAGGTATACATCGTGGTAAATTTTCAGGTATACCACCACCAGTAATGTTTGCCATACCTAAAACTGGAACTTCATTTAATAATTCATTTACAACAGAGGTATAGATGTGAGTAGGTGTTAGAAATTCTTCGGTAATTTTTAATTTACCTTCACGAGCTAGATGATTTATTAAACTGTATCCATTACTATGAATGCCACTACTTTCAATTCCTATGACAATATCACCTGCTTGAATATCAGAACCATCTACAATGTCGTTTTGTTCAACTATGCCTGTGGTAAAACCTGCAAGATCAATATCAAATGTCATTGGATGTTCAGCAGTTTCTCCACCTATCAGTTCAACATTTGCCAATTCACATCCTTTTATAATACCTACCATAATATCATCAACTACAGAGTGAATTGTATTCAGTGAGATGTAATCTAAAAAGTATAATGGTTTTGCACCACAGGTAATTACATCATTTACACACATGGCGACAAGATCGATACCAATGGTTGTGTAATCTCTGAGACGACTACAGATACAAATCTTTGTACCAACTCCGTCTGCTCCCGAAACTAAAATAGGTTCCTCATATCCACGAGGAACCTTAAACATACCACCGAAACCACCGATGGTAGGAACTTTTTCTTTTAGTCTTTCAACGAAAGCATTACCTCTTTGTATGTCAACTCCTGCTGACTTATAGGTAGTTTTTTCTAGCATGATGTTCTGGAACTACTTTACCCAACTTAACGGTAAGAAGTCCATCCTTGAATTGAACCTCTCGGACTTCAACATCGTCTGAAAGTGCCCATTCTCTAGTGAAACTTCTCTGAGCCAATCCTTGATGGACATACTCGGATGATGTCTCTTTATTAGCCTCTTTTTGTCCCTCGACAACGAGTTTTCCATATTCAGTGTAAACTTTGAGTTCTTTCTTACCAAATCCTGCTAGAGCAATCTCTAACACAGATTCAACATTATTTACATGAATAAGATTGTAGGGTGGGTAGTTTGTTGTGGTTTCAAAAGAATTAAAAAAGCGGTCAAGGTAATC